ACACCACGTTAAGTGCCACTGGAACTCCATCAGGAAGTGGCGTAGGTTTGCAAACTATCTCGGTTACAAGCGCAACCGGTATCGCAGTGGGACATTTGTTAGCTGGCAACGGAGCGCAAATTACCGGCATTCGCGCCGATACTTACGTCACCAATATCGTAGGCACAACTATTACATTAAGCAATTCATTGCAAGCGTCAGTAGCATCCGCAACTGCGGTGTATTTTTATACCCCAGGTGGCCTTGGCGCGTACACCATGAGCGCCGCAGCTACAGCCACAACCACAGGCGTGGCATTGACTAGTTCTGGACAATATTTTGCTGGCGGCGGCGGCGGCGTTATTGACTCAACAAGCACGGGGGCAGGTGTTCCCGGAGGCGCTGGCGGTGGTGGTGCTGGAGGCAATAACGCAACCACAAAACTTCACGGGCAAAGCGGAGGCGTAAATACTGGTGGCGGCGCGGGGGGCAGTCGAGATGCCAATGGCGGTAAAGGCGGCTCTGGAGTTGTAGTAATACGTTATGCAGACTCTTTCCCTTTAGCCGCTGCCACAACAGGCTCTCCTACGGTTACAACGGCTGGCGGCTATCGTGTGTACAAGTACACATCTTCTGGAACAATAACTTTCTAATCATGGCTCACTTTGCACAAGTTGAAAACGGAATTGTGATGCAGGTCATCGTGGCTGACCAAGATGTGATTGACTCTGGCGCTTTTGGTTCGGGCTGGGTGCAGACTAGCTACAACACCTACGGGGGCCAACACACATTAGGCGGCACACCATTCCGTAAAAACTACGCTGGCATTGGCTACACCTACGATTCTCAAAGGGATGCGTTTATATCGCCAAAGCCCTACAATAGCTGGACGCTGAACGATGACACCTACTTATGGCAACCGCCAGTGGAGCGGCCCGTAGACGACAATATGTACGAATGGGATGAGACAACATTGTCCTGGACATTGATCGGCTAGGTGTGAAATGTTTGGTATTGCAACATTCAGCGAAGCGCCATTTAGTTCGCTTGCAATATCGAACTTTGTCTATAACGTAACAATCATTGAAGGCGGGTATGGTTCCAACCAGTACGGTACTGGAGTCTATGGTTACGGTTCTCTAGACAGTTATTCTGGCAGTATAAGTGTTATTTATAATGAAACCATTAAAGATGGTGGATATGGATTAAACCTATATGGTTCTGGAACTTATGGGTATAGTTCATCAGATGAATATTTAAATGTTGCTACATTATTAAGTTTAGTATCTGAGGCTGGATCAGCATCAGACGCTGAGACAAATATTGTTTCGACGGCTGTTACACGCACTGAGTCAGGATCAGCTACTGACGCAAATACAAATATCCTAACGGCACTGGCAAGCGCGTCAGAAGCTGGTTCAGCGGCTCATACAAACACAAACACACTTAGTGCAGCGGCGGCTGTAGCAGAAGCTGGATCGGCATCCGATAGCCTATCTTCAGTATTAACAGCAGTAGCATTTGCGGTTGAAACTGGTTCTGCCAGCGACTCGCAAGTCAATACAATTGTTTTTGTAGCATTAGCATCTGAGGCAGGAACTGCATCACATTCCCAGGTATGCGTTCTTACAATACCCGTTGCAACATCAGACACACTTACAGCATCTGACGCCGTAACAAATATCCTCCAAGCAGTTGCAACTGCATCAGACACTTTATCAGCAACAAGTACTGCGACAAACACAATAGGTTTTGCAGTAGCAATTGCAGAAACATTATCAGCATCCGATTCTTTAGTACCGACATTTGCGTATCAAGTAAATAGAAGTGAAGCTGTAACTGCAAGTGATGCCAATGTAGCTGTAGGTTCATTCCTATCGGCTATATCCGAGACTCTTACAGCATCTGATGAACTTGACAACATTGCAATATTTAATGCAAGCATTACAGAAACGTACACGCTACAAGATAATTATGCGGGTGGTCTAAATTTAATTGTTCAAATTGCTGAGATTGCGAGTGCATTGGACTACATCACGCAGAGACTGATGTGGGAGCCAGAAGCGATCATTCCAGAAACGTGGACAGACGCTGGCACATCAACCACATCATGGACTACGCAGTCCCCAAATACTGGTAGCTGGACTATAATTTCCGATAACACCAACCCCTGGACATCTGTAAGCAGCACGTCCAAGGATTGGACAACCCAATGAGGTAAAACATGGCTGATACGACCACCACGAACCTACTCCTAACAAAACCAGAGGTTGGCGCCTCAACTGACACCTGGGGGACAAAGATCAACACTGACCTGGACTCGGTTGACGCAGTGTTTGCTGCGGCTGGAACTGGAACCAGTGTCGGCCTCAATGTCGGATCAGGCAAAACTCTGGCGGTGGCCGGTACGCTGACTGCGACAGGTACGCAGACGCTGAATGCTGCAACTTTGACCAATCCAATTGTTGACAACCCAAAACTTGGGTATGCCACCACAGCTACAGCGGCAGGCACTACAACGCTGACCGTCACAAGCGCCAACCAGCAGTTTTTCACGGGGACTACCACCCAGACTGTGGTGCTGCCGGTCACGTCAACGCTTGCGCTTGGGATGAGTTACTTAATCAATAACAACTCCACTGGTGCTGTAACTGTTCAATCATCTGGCACTAACACGATATTGATCGTTGCACCAGGCAAGTACGTCACGTTCACCTGTATTTTGATTACAGGTACAACGGCAGCATCTTGGGACTATCGAGAAGTTCCATCCGCTACACAAATTCAGCCTATCACCGCATCGGTAGCAACAAATGCATTGACGGTAACGCTAAACCCGACGGTATTGGATTTCCGTAGTTCTACATTGTCCAGCGGGACTGTCAATACGCGCACGGTATCAACAGCCATTTCTGTAACCGTATCCAGCGGATCAACGCTTGGGACAGTGTCTGCTACGCAGTCTCGGATTGCGGTCATTGCAATTGACAACTCTGGGACAGTTGAACTGGCCGTGGTCAACATTGCTGGAAGCGTTATCCTTGATGAATCAACGCTAATCAGCACAACGGCAGAGGGCGGTGCTGGCGCTGCTGATAGCGCATCAATTGCCTACTCTACAACCGCAAGGACATCTGTACCGTTCCGAGTTGTTGGATACGTTGAATCCACGCAAGCCACAGCCGGTACATGGGCAACTGCACCATCAACCATCCAAGGTGCTGGTGGCGAGGCGTTACTAAAAAGTAATATTAAATCCGGCACTTCCCAAGCATCCACCAGCGGCACAAGCATTGACTTTACCGGCATCCCGTCTTGGGTCAAGCGTATTACCGTGATGCTTAAAGGTGTCAGCACTTCTGGAACCTCGGCGTTACTATTCCAGCTTGGCACTAGCGGTGGCGTACAAGCAACCGGGTACACAGCAAATTCTGGGGCGAACACATACACAACAGGTTTTGGTGCCGCAGTGTTATCTATCGCTGCCGATGCAGGCACTGGGGTAGTAACTTTTACGCTACTTGATTCGGCTACCGGGACTTGGTCGTGGGGTGGAACCATTGGACGAGACACTACATTCACCGTAATGGGGTGTATTGGGTATAAAGCGCTTTCCGGTACTCTTGACCGGGTTCGCATTACCACCGTAGGTGGCACTGACACCTTTGACGCTGGCTCCATCAACATCCTTTACGAGTAAACATCATGCCAACACGAATTCAAGTGAATGTCCAAACTGGCGAAGTTCGAGAGATTGAACTGGAAGGTGAGGAGCTTGCCACATATGAGGTTGCACTTGCGGAACAGCAAACTGAAACCTCACAAGGATAATCATGGAATTCCAGCCAATGTTTAACTTTATCGGCGGCGCAATCCTGGTCGCCGTTGGCTGGTGGTGCAAAGAGATATGGGACTCGGTCAAGACGCTCAAGGAAGACATCAAACAGATTGAGATTGATCTACCAAAGAACTACGTCAGCAAGGCAGACATTGAAAGCCGTCTGGACAAGATCGACGCTACCCTAGAGCGTATCTTTGATAAGTTAGAGAACAAGGCCGACAAGTGATTGACCAGGTTGTTTCAGCGGAAAACCCTTGGCCTAACACTGAGACAAAGACCATTTTGGTTTGTCGTATCCCTAAGAAAGATGAGGACAAAAAGATGGGTGCAAACGAATTTATGGATAAAGATGGACGCATCTGCCGGTGGGCAGTAGTGAACAAAAAATGATTGACCCATTCACGGCCTTTGCTATGGCGCAGGGTGCTGTCGCTGGCATAAAAAAGCAATTGCCCTTGGCAAAGACATCCACGGCCTATATAAAGAATTCAGCAGTTTTTACCAAGCGGCAGACACAGTACACCTAGCAAGCAGCAAAGCCAGGATTGCAAGCATAGGGAAGACAGATGCACAAATCAGTTCTCAAGCACTGCAAATTGCAATGGCCTCCAAAGCATTGCGGGAACACGAGAAGGAACTGAAGGACATACTCTTCTACAGCGGGAATGCGCCAGTGTGGGAAGAGATGATGGCAGAGCGTACTAGGATGATTAAGGAACGCAATACGCTGGAAAGAGAAGACGCGGAGCGTAAGCAGAAGGACAAAGAGATGAAAGTGACAATCATTATGAACACGCTGTGGATTACCGGCGCATCCGCTATCATCGTTCCATTGGTAAGCGTTGCATTTCACATTATCACAAATAAGGGTTTTTGATGGAATGGCTTAAAACTATTGCTCCCACTATTGCCACTGCACTTGGTGGCCCGCTTGCTGGCATGGCTGTATCTGCTGTCGCCAAAGCTATTGGCGTATCACCTGACGAGGTACAGGACGTTATCAGCAGTGGCAAATTGACTGCCGAGCAAGTAGCCGCCATTCAGCTTGCCGAATTGGAACTGAAGAAGCAAGCGCAGTCCATGAACTTGGACTTTGCCAAACTGATTGCCGAGGATAAGAAATCTGCACGCGATATGCAGATTGCTACAAAATCTTTAATACCGCCACTGATGGCGCTTGGAGTGACTTGTGGATTCTTTGGAATTCTATTTGGCCTGATGTATGGTCAGATTGCTCATGCACCTCAGATTGACATCATGCTGGGTTCACTTGGTACAGCATGGACCGGAATTATCAGTTTCTATTTTGGATCTAGTGCCGGTAGTCAAGCTAAAACTGAATTGCTGTCCAAAGCGGAGGTCGCAAAATGATTAACTCCCGCAGCCTAGATGACCTAGCACCGCCCGTAAAGCAACGGGCAGAAGCTTTTGTAGAAGCCGCCAAGGCCAAGGGCATCGACTTACTGGTGACCTCCACCTACCGCGACCATGAGAGCCAGACCGCGCTATACAACCAGGGTCGCACAACACCTGGTAAGGTAGTAACCAACGCCAAAGCTGGTCAATCTTGGCATAACCACCGCTGCGCCTTGGATGTCGTGCCGCTGGTCAACGGCAAAGCTATATGGGATGACCAGGCTATGTGGAAACAGGTTGGCGAGATTGGTAAGGCTTGCGGCCTAGAGTGGGCTGGCGACTGGAAAACATTCAAAGAGTTCCCGCATTTCCAATACACCGGGGGATTAACGATTGCCCAACTTCAAACTGGGGCAATGATTGCCTAACATATGAGCGACTACAGCGGCCAGATCACAACGCCAGCGCAGCCGAATCTCGGCAATCCTGGCGAGGTGTATGACCGCCTGTACTTTAGCCAGACATTTAGCAGCATCGGGAACTACGCCACCCGCATCACAAACGCTCTGGGAGCGTTATTCGGACCGCGTGGCGGCAAGTACATCAACGCTCCCTATGGCGCGTTCCAGGACTCCACAGACCAGGTCGCGGCCAACACTACTACGGCCTACGCCATCACCTTTGACACAACCGACTTCAGCAATGGCGTCACGCTCTCAAACTCATCTAGGCTGAACGTATCGCAGTCTGGCATCTACAACATACAGTTCTCCATCCAATTTACAAACACGACAAACGCATCCCAGGATGTTGACGTGTGGTTCAGAAAGAATGGCACTAACGCTGACAAGTCAAACTCAAGGTTTGGGTTTGCGCCAAGAAAAGGCGTTGGCGACCCGTTCCACACAATTGCCGCTATAAATTATTATCTAAGCCTCAACGCAAACGACTATGTAGAAATAATGTGGCGCCCTACTGATGTCGGCGTGACGATTGAGCAGTATCCGGCAGGCACTTCCCCGACCAGGCCAGCAGTACCGTCTGCCATCGTTACACTGTCGTTTGTCTCCAACCTATCGGTGTAATCATGGCACTCATTCCTCTCAAGATTCCCCCAGGCGTTTACCGCAATGGCACTGAATATCAGTCTGCTGGACGCTGGTACGACTCCAACTTAGTTCGTTGGTTTGAGAATACCCTGCGCCCAATTGGCGGGTGGCAGAAGCATTCCACGTCGCAGATGACGGGAATGTGCCGAGGTCTTATTACTTGGCGCGATAACGGTGGAGACCGTTGGATTGGTGCCGGTACGCACTCAAAGCTGTATGTTATGAACGCGGCTGGAGTTTTGAAAGACATAACGCCTACAGGATTCACGGCAGGAAGCGCCGACTCTGTGGTGAAGACAGGCTACGGAAACAGTTTTTATGGGTACTACGCATATGGCACTCAGCGCCCCGATACTGGTGCAGCTACCCCTGCAACCACCTGGAGCCTAGATACTTGGGGTGAGTACCTGGTAGGCTGCAGCAGCACAGATGGAAAGCTGTATGAGTGGCAATTGGGATTTGCTACGCCTACGTTAGCTGCCGCTATCACCAACGCACCGACAAGTTGCGCGGCGCTGATGGTAACCAGCGAGCGCATCCTGTTTGCTTTAGGCGCGTCGGGTAATCCTCGCTTGGTGAAGTGGTCAGATCAGGAGAACAATACAACCTGGACGGCGGCATCCACCAACCAGGCCGGAGACTTTGAGATTGCAACCGTTGGCGCTCTGAAGTGCGGAAAGCGTGTGCGTGGCGTAAACATCCTGTTCACAGACGTGGACGCGCACGTCGCCAGCTACATCGGACTGCCATACATCTACAGTTTTGAAAAGATAGGCAGCGGGTGCGGCGTCATCTCTGCGCAGGCAGTGGCTGCCATCGACACCTCCGCGATGTGGATGAGTAAGTCGGGATTCTGGTCATATGACGGATATGTCAAGCCAATGGCTTGCGATGTAGGAGATTACATCTTTAATAACATCAATTTTTCTCAATCCTCTAAGGTTTACGCGGTCCATAACTCGCAGTATGGTGAGGTGACATGGTTCTATCCATCGTTATCCTCAAATGAGAATGATTCTTATGTAACATACAACTATCGTGAAGGCACTTGGTACTACGGATTGATGGCGCGTACAGCGGGGACTGATAGGGCGGTATTCGCCAACCCTATGTTTGTCAGCACCGACGGATACATCTACGACCACGAGATCGGCTACACCTACGACTCGGTGGCTCCCTACGCGCAATCCGGTCCGATTGAGTTGGGCAACGGCGACAACGTAATGGCCGTCAGGTCGGTAATACCAGACGAGCAATCGCTGGGCGAGGTCGCCATCTCATTCACGGCCAGGATGTACCCGACATCGGCAGAGTCCAGCTACGGCCCGTTCAGCGCGAAAGCCCCAACCGACACCAGGTTCTCAGGCCGGTCAGTCAAGATGAAGGTCACCGGAAACGTCCTGGAAGATTGGCGGGTTGGCGTGATGCGGCTGGAGGCCACAACGGCAGGGAAACGGTAATGGAGGATTTCTGGCGGTTGGCACAATATGTCCAAGCGGCTTTAGAATACTCAGCAGGCACTCACACCATTGAAGATGTTGCGCAGGGTGTGGAGGAAGGGAGATTTCAGTTTTGGCCTGGGATCAAAAGCGCAGTCATCACAGAGATCATTGTCTATCCGCGACTCAAGAATCTGCATTATTTTCTTGCTGGCGGCGACCTAGATGAACTCAAGATTATGCGACCATACATCGAGTCTTGGGGAAAGCAGAATGGTTGCACGCGAGTTACCTTGGCTGGCCGTAAGGGTTGGGCAAGGACGTTTTTAGCAGATGAGGGATATGCACCAAAGTGGCATATCTTGTCTAAGGAGTTGTAAATGGCGACAAGAAACCGTTACGCTGAACTGATGGCGCAGTACCAAGAGGCGCAGCCGTTTTCGTTTACTGGTTACCCGTCTAGCTATACCGGAGGGTATGACGTTGCGCAGCCCCAGGCGTATGCTGCACCCATGAACCGCTACGCCGACATCATGGCGCAGACTGAGCGTATGGGTGGTGGGCGTGGAGAGCGTGAGGCTCCAAGCGCATGGTCGCAAATGACACCAGCAGAGCGTGCTGCTTACTATGCTGCGAACCCGACTGAGGGAAAGATTGCACTTGGTGTACAAGATGCACTTGGGGCTAATACTTTGGGTGCTTTAGGGAAAATATTTAATGCAGATAATTGGTATAACAGCAGGCTAGAAAAGATGGGTGTTAATCCAGAGCAATTTGCTTATGGTCCACCTAATCTTAATGGTGGATTTGTGAGCACTATACCAGTGCAATCAACTGGTTCTGGAGTAACTTACTCAACCGGAACTGGTGACTTTTCTAGCCAGTATGGGCCTGACCAATATGGACCAGGCATATCCGCTGGTGAAACATTAAATAGACAAATGGCTCAAGATAGAGCAGATGCCGCAGCAGCACAGGCAAGTGCAGCAGCCGCTGCACAAGCAGCAACGCAAGGTGGCGGTGGTGGGAATGGGAATGGTGGTGGTGGCTACAGCGGAGCGCCAAGCGCTGGCTCCGACGTTGGAAGAAGCGCACCTGGTTCAGCACACTACGCCAAAGGCGGCCACGTCTCCATGATGCACTTACAAGGCCCGGATCCAATTGGCCCAGATGATGGCTACGGCGCTTTGAAAGATGGCGAGTACGTCATCAACGACCAGGCGGTAAAGAAGTACGGTATTGAGTTGATGAATGCCATTAACTCTGGCAAGATTTCAAAGGGCAAGCTGCTTGGCTTGCTCGAAATGTAAGGAGAAACGATATGTCTAAAGGCGGCGCATCCGGTAGCACAACAAGCACCACATCAATCGACCCTGATCTGA